TGCCTTTTCAAGTTTCGCCAGGCGTTAATGTTAGTGAAATTGATCTAACTACCGTTATTCCGGCCGTCAGTACAACTGAAGGAGCACTTGCTGGACACTTTCGTTGGGGTCCTGTTGATCTGAGAGTCTTGGTTAATTCTGAAGATATCTTGGCACAGCAGTACCAAACACCCAACAGTAACACAGCAAATGATTTCTTCGTGGCAAAGAATTTCTTGGCCTACGGTAATAAACTATATATCACCCGTGTTGTTAATCAGGGAACAGTTACTTCTGATTATGCAAGAACGGCGCATATGAATTTAGCTAACAACGCACAAACTTTAGTAAAAAACGAAGATCACTACAATGAAACTTATCCTTCTGGTATTTCAGGGGTTGGTGCCTTTGTGGCTAAGTATCCTGGAGAGCTTGGAAATAGCCTGAGGATTTCTATGTGCGGTTCAGCCGCAGCTTGGTCTTCTACCCTATCGGGTAATCTTGTTTGTACAGCTAATAGCACGACAGTCACCGGTCTTAATACCACTGCTTTTGATACAGAGTTAACGGTTGGTGATTTGGTCGTATTGGGTCCAGACAAGGAGGTACGAACTGTAAAAACAATAGCTAACTCATCGCAAATCACTCTAAAAGATGCTTATGAAGGTAATACTCATAATGCAGCTGCCGCTTCTGGTGGACACGGAGAACGTCGATGGGAGCTTTATAACTATTTCGATGGTGCACCCGGCACCTCAGACTTTACTGTAAAACGTGGTGGATCAAATGATGAAATGCATGTAGCCGTCATTGATGAAGACGCCCTTTGGTCAGGAACAGCTAATACTGTTATGGAGCGATTTGACAAAGTGTCGATGGCATCAGATGCGCTGACAGCAGATGGATCAATAAACTACTACAAAGAAGTTATGAACCGTCAGTCACAATATGTTTGGTGGGCTTATCACGATACACAATTAACGAACGCTGGTAAAATGGCAGAGGGCGTCACGTTTGGTGCTTCTGCTTCTAAACCTCAAGGTGACTCGTTTTATTGGGGACGTGATGGAGCTGCTCCACGCAATGCTGACTACATTAATGGCTACAAATTATTTAATAATACGGAAGAGGTCGATGTTTCGTTGGTCCTTTTAGGTACAATTAACCAAACTCTCGCCGTAGATATTATTAATAATTTGGCTGAAGTACGAAAAGATTGCATTTGTTTGCTTTCGCCTCGTAGGGCAGATTGTGTCAATAACAGTGGTTATGCAACTGCTGAGATGGACGACATCATTGGCTTCCGTGATCTATTGCCAAGCAGCTCTTATGCAGTTATGGATAGTAGCTGGAAGTATCAATACGACAAGTATAACGACTTGTTCCGTTGGGTTCCAATGTGTGGTGATACTGCTGGATTGATGGTACGTACAGATAATACAAGAGATCCGTGGTGGAGTCCGGCTGGATTTAATCGTGGTAATGTAAAAAATGTTATCAAGGTCGCTTACAATCCTCCTAAGGCTCAGCGCGATCAATTATATAAAAAGGGAATTAATCCTGTTGTGACTTTCCCTGGTCAAGGCACCGTATTGTTTGGTGATAAAACATTGTTAGCAAAACCAAGTGCATTTGATCGTATCAACGTTCGTCGGTTGTTTATTGTACTTGAGAAGGCTATTTCTACAGCTGCTAAGTTTACGCTGTTTGAATTCAATGATGCTTTCACAAGATCACAGTTTGTAAACCTTGTAGAGCCGTTCCTAAGGGATGTTCAGGGTCGAAGAGGTATCTATGACTTTAAGGTAGTGTGTGATGATACAAACAACACTGGTGAAGTAATCGATCGTAATGAGTTTATAGGTGATATTTACATTAAACCGGCTCGGTCAATTAACTTCATTCAACTCAACTTCATTGCAGTTCGAACTGGAGTAGATTTCTCCGAAGTTGTTGGACAATTTTAGTATAAATACTAGCAATGGATAAGGAGATTTAAGAAATGGCTTTTAACATTAATTTGTTCCAAGGGGCTCTAAAATTAGGCGGGGCTCGGCCAAATCTGTTCCAGGTGAATATCAGCAATCCTGTAAATGGTGCAGCTGATATACAGGTACCCTTTATGGTGCGAGCTACACAGGTGCCTGCCGCTACGTTAGGTACTGTTCCTTTGATGTATTTCGGTCGTCAGTTAAATTTAGCTGGTAATCGAACATTTGCTGAGTGGACAGTACAGGTGATTAACGATGAGGACTTTGCAATAAGAAATGCTTTGGAGCAGTGGTCGAATTCAATCAACAGTTTTCAAGGAAACTTGAGAAACCTAACCAGTGCCTCACCTACGGCATATAAGGGCACCGCGCAAGTA